GGTTTCTTTTACTAAGTCTTAATTGACCAAGGGCTTCATTTTTTGCAATGGCATAAACCCATGTAGAAAAATTCCATCTACTGTCGTATTGGTTTATTTTTTCCCAAATGCTAACAAACGTTGCCGAAACAATCTCTTGACACATGTCTTTGTCTCCATTGACATATTTACCTACGAATAACGACAATCCAGGTTTTAATCGATCCATTAATTCTTTAAAAACGTATTCATTCTTATTTTGGACAAAATCCAATGCTAAGACTTGAATAGCCTTTCCGTTGTTGGTTGATTTTTCTCCTTTCAATTGCATGCATTCTTTTTTATTAGATGGTTAAAAACCATCCAGGTCCTTTATTATGTTGTCACTGTCATCAAGTGACAGTTAAGTTTACGAGATAGTCGTAATACTTTGTAAAAATGTAGATAATAATTGAGGATTTTTAGTCCTCAACTATTTGTTCTACATATGAATTAACGTTGGTAAGAATTCCTGCTACTTGTACGTATGGGAAATTTCCGAGAACGTTAATAATCTGCGTTAATGTGTTGTGGTCCATTACCTCTACATTAATCGCATTAATAATACCAGCTATTTGATTGAATGGGTGCTGTCCGATTGATTTAAGAACAGCGTCTTTAAATTCAGGTTTAACCCTATATGTTGGAACATATGGTTTAGTTTCGACTTGCTGAGTTGCATCTACCTGAGGTTTCTGTTGTTCTGCCATAATTAATTTTAGATTTACAATTAGTTTATTTATATATATCTTTGCTTTTGACTTTTTCCCCGAGATAAGGCTAAATTATCATCAGAATGTTGTTAATGTTTTTTAAAAAGGTTAAGTCTCTGTTAAAATGTAGCCGTCCCTTTTATACCGGTCTATTCGATCTTTAATTTCACTTTGAAGAATCAAGTGATTATCAGTAACTTGTCCAGATTTTTCTTTGTATGTAATGACAGTAGTTAACCATTCACTCGGAAAATCGTCCGTCATAATTTCTATGACTAAAGGTGACCTAGGTTTTGTAAGTTTATGTAATTTTTTATAATTTTTAAAATCTGCTATGTTTTCGTCTTTTGCCATTTTTCTAAATCTTTAAACATTGTTCCACATTTTGTACACACAAAATATTCTTCTTTTATCCATGATCTATATCCTGGACCAATAATTCCATTACTGTCAGATTTAATGACATGTTCCTTTGAAGTTGATTTACAAGAAGGACATTTGATTTTTTTAATCCTGTTTTCTTCTTTTTTTCTAGCTTCTTCTGCGGCTTTTCTTTCTTCTTCTAAATGTTTTTGGGATCTAAATCAACTGTTTCAAATTTGATACCCTTTTCTCGAAGCGGTTCTTCAACAGATTTAAATTTTTTCATTGAACAAGATATAATCAAAATATTTTTTATATGAATCAAATAACTCTTCTGGTTTTAAAACCATATACGATAAGCTATCATCTTCATTCTTAAGTTCAATTGCGCATTTAACAACTAAACAATTAATAGCGCCACTCATAAATCTCAGATAATTATTTCTTACTTTCTTTTGCAATTCAAGATCTTCTTCATGAATGTCTGTTTTTCCTTGTAAATAATTTCGATCATCACCTTCTCTCTTTACCTTTAATCTTTCTTCAGCGACAATGTTTGGAACATCAAAGAAAATATTTAAATCAGGATATGGAAGATTCAAAAATTGAAATTCAAATTCAAAAATCCATTCTTTCATTCGAGAAATATCCTCTTCATTATCAAATTTTGCACATTGATAAGCAATGTTAGAGAATACATAACGATCTAAAAGAACCACATCATTTTCTTCTAATGCCTTTTCTAATTCAGGTAAAAATCGAAAACGATCCATTGCATAGATATTAGCAACAAAAAGAGGATCCACCTCGTTTGCTTTACCGAATTCTCCTCTTAAAAATCTAGCAATTACATCTGAAAATTGATTATGCTCATACATTGGAAAATGAAAATAGGCATACTTAAGATTGTGCTGTTCAAAATATTCTTTAGCTTTATCAGTTTGAGTAGATTTTCCCGAACCATCAATTCCTTCGAGAACTATTAGTTTACCTCTTGGCATAAATATAGTTTTAGATAATTATCTATTCTATATGCCAATTAGTAAAAAGTTTTTGTTTATTTAAATAATTTTGGAAATAAAACTCTTGGAAATATTGATACAGCATGATTTAGAAGAAATCCTACTGAAAATGCTTCAAATAATGACCAATCTAAATTAAATATAGCCTTTAGCGCAATTCCATATAATAATGAAGCCAAACCTGAATCAAATAAAACAAAAAGTTTAGAAAGGAAATAAAATTTAACACTATATTGAGATTGAGAAGACGGTTGAGATTGCTGTGTCGGCATTGCTTGTGGAGGCATAAACGTTTGCTGTTGTGGTGGAGGAGGCAATGGTTTTCCTCTTTTCACCGCATTCAATCTGTCTCCCAATGAATCATTATTTATCATAACTAATAATTACAAATCCAACCTATAAAATCGTTATCACTTTCTATCGGCATGTAAACACTTATATGAAATGCGTCAAAACCTTCTGGGACCAATTTATATGGTTTTCTAGTCCACATTTTTTTTCCGTCTTCTTTAAAAATGGCTGTCCTTTTAAAATAAGGAATAAACCCCTTTGTTATGTATGGCATAGCGTTTGGCCCAGCCCATTTATCATCATGTCTTCGAAGAACTTTAACCATTTCGTCTATATCATCAATATAAAAGCTATCAGTTCCAGGAATATTTTTAAATCTTCTATCTAAAGTTTCAAACACTGCTGGTAACTCTCTAGCTCTTCCCTTTACTGTAGCTTTATTGAAACGACCTATAATAGGATATATAGTTTCTCGAACTAACATTATTTTTTCACCACTTTGTCTTTAGTATCTTCTTTTACTTCTTTTCCAATTTCTTGATCTTCTTTCTTAGCTTTAGTTTCTACTTTTGGTTTAGCTTCGACAGTTATTCCTGTTGATTTCTTTTCAGAAGATTCGTTTTCTTTTTTACCTTCTTCGGATGCTTTAGTTTCGCCACCAGGGAATTTTGTTTCTGGAAAAGGAACTGCCTTTTCTCTTTTTCCTCCTTCAGTATCTTTGGTTTTAATGTCACCATATAAACCGGGTTTGAAATCATTTACAGATTTCAAATTAGTATCAAGATGATAGCCAGGTTTGAATTCATGATATGACATTTCTACTTTTACTTCTGTCTTACCTTTATGATATTCCTTCTTAAGCCAGTCATAAGCCTTCTTACCTTCTTCAGGTATAATCATACCATTATCATCAGGTAAATTTCCCGCCTTTTCTTCTTCGTTTAATGATAAAGACTTAGTTAAATCTTCTTCATTTACTTTATCATAAAGTTTTCCTAAATATTCATGAATATTAAAACTTCCGGCTTTCATAATGCTAATATTTTATTTTATATATCTTAATCTTAATATACATTTGCAGCTGTCCAATATTTTCCTATTTTATTGTACCCTGCGTATTTAACCCATTCGTCAAATTCATCTTTAGACATAGCCATTAAATCTTTTTTCAATTCATCACGAATTTCTTCATCGAATTGTTGAAGTATTTCTCTTATAACATCAATTTTATTTAATATATGTTGGCTTTCGAAGACAAATTTGGCGCGCATATAAACTATTAATTTATTTATATATCACACAAAAAAAGCCCGCACTTAGGCTGCGGGCAAGTCTCTAAATTATATTGTATTTTTTCTTATACATTCCATTACGAGAACCAGAAACAAGATAACCTCGGTTTTTCATACCATTATTCTCGCTAATTTTTTGTCGGGTTTCTATTGAGCGAGTTATTCCTTTATTTTTAGACTTTCCCTTTTCAGAGTTACTAATTTTTGTTTTTGTTTCTTCAGAATGTATTCGTCCTTTCATTGGAGATTGTCTTCCTCTTTTTGACCCTCCTTTACCTCCAATGTTAATATTATAACATAATGGATTTGTTATTATATCTTCGATTGTTTTTCAAAATTTAAGGCATCGTCAAAAGAATCAAAAAATTGGATGATTTCTCTTTTAAAATTTTCACGGCCATATTTTTTGATAGCCTTTAATAATAATTTTCCTGATCCTAGATAATTATCGTTATCTTTGTCAGAAGAATGAACACCATAATAAAATTTTTCATTTATGATGTTTGTAGTTTTATAAAAATAATTAAATTTTTTCATAATAAAAAAGCCGGCACTAAGGCTGCCGGCAAGTCTCCTGAAAGCGGGTGCTTCTTAAGCAGCCATTTTCATTTCATTAAACTGTTCGCCGTTTATTGCGTTCATTGAGACGTTCATTATTACCCTTAGTATGCAATCAAAGCCAAGTCACCCCCATTTGGAATTGATTAAAGGGTTCAATTCCGAAAACCCAGGGCTAACCGGTTGTCCAGAAACTGGACGATGGTCAGGATTCCACCACCAATTTAAGAATGAGTAAATTGGAACTCGTTTAGCGACTTGTTTCGCTGTGGAGGTGGCGGGATTCGAACCCGCGTCTTACATACCTACTCTATAACTAGCTCCGAGGAGCATTCTCAATATCTTTAGTTTCTTTTACTTCACTCGTTTTTGGACCTTTAGTGACCATAACAATAAGAGCTATGATAGCTAATACATCCAGAACAATTGATATACCTCTGACACTGTCAACATCACCACCTGATGCTCCTACTCCCATACCCATAAAGAGCCCAATTAATAATGCAAGTGCAATCGGTACTAAAGCCCACCATCTCCATCCTTTTTTCCAGGCAAAGATAGTTAAAATAATTTCCGCGATTAGTAACATGTAGTTTGGTTTAAGAATTACAAATATAACTATTATATGCTAAAAATAAAAATAAGATCTGTTAAAATTCTGTTAAATAAAATTAAAATAATCTTCATATTTCATCATGACTTCTTCATATGTTAGACCATAATCATCTAGAGTTCCTGGTTCTTCAATAAACTCTTCTTTCTCATAATCATAAATGCAAATTCCGTATGGTCCAAAATCAAATTTAATTAAAAATAATAACACATATTGATACCCATATCCAGGGTCTCTCATCCAAGCTTTTATCACAAATGGTTCAAAACCTTCACGAGCTTCTTTAAATCCTGCATACTGATTACCGAATTCTCTTTCAATTTCTTCCTTAGATTTAGGACGCAGAACAGGATTTGCATTTCGTATGCTTTCATTTGTTTTTCCTAAGAATTTTCTTTTGTTATCACCAAGATATGGAAATCTTTGATTGACTCGGTTGATATATTCTTTAAATTCATCTTTATCCATGAAATCTGTCATGCTGTTTAAGAAGTCTTTTAAACTATAATAATTATAGTTAGCTAGTATAGATCCGTTTCCATTGGCCATATCTATTAATTCTATTATCACATCATGTGTCATTTCGGATTCATCACTTTGCAACATTTTTGGATTTTCTTGGACAAAGGACCAATAATCTTTTTTCTTAGGAATTTTCCAATCATAAATGCCTTTTTCTACATAATTAACAGAGCGTGATTCTTCTCTATGGATATTGTCTAGATCGAGATTATCATCAAATCCTGTAAGTAACTCTTTGATTTCATTAGATAAATCTTTATCGGTTTTAACGTGAAAAATTATTCCAAATGTATAATCTTGTAAATTATCTGATCTGTCTTGATAATTCTTGTAAGCAAAATATCTCTCAAGAGGCATTAATCTCTTAATTACCTCTTGGAGATATTGATAGGATTTTTTAATACCTAAATTATATGCTTCATTTACTAAACGCGCACGCATTACTTCTGAAGAGGAGGTTCTGGTTGTGGATTTAATGAAGGATCTTTAGGTGGTTCAGGTTGAGGAGCAAACAGTTTTCCTAACCATGTATTTTCTAGAGCTTTCTTAACAACTTTATCAGCTCCAAAGAATTTCCAGAAAATCCAGTACACTAATAGAACAAATCCCCATAATCCTACTAAACCTGCTGCGGGAGAACCTAGATCATCAAGTTTTCCATAAGCAAATAGCACAACTAACACATTCACAATCTGTAACCATGATTTTTTGATCCATGGCCAAGCAGTATTTATGAACCACTTTTTAATCTTTTCCCATATTGCTACAGCAAAAGCTTTAATCTTTTCCCAAAGTTTTTTCATAATTTTATGGTTTTATTTTATTTATTCAAAAATTTTGATTATATTTGCTTACTAAAACTTATAAGCTATGAATATACAAATTAAAAGAGAACAAACATTGAAGGCAATACAACATGTTTTTGATGTATGTAAGAACAATAATGGAGAGATAACTAATATATCTTCCATTGCAGAAAAGTATGGAGTAGCCAAAAACTTTTTTGGAATGGCTCTACAGAGAAAAGGTTTTATTTCAAAAACCAATAATAAGAGTTTCATTCTTAAAACGTCTTTAGCCCCATCTATTGATATGGCTGATAGTGTTATAAATGAAATGCAAAAAATTAGCAAAGAAGTGAATTCCAAATTTCTTGCTAAAAAGAAAGGTGAACTGAAAGAAGAACCCAGAAAATTGGTGTCAATAGCTGAAATAGAAAATAAGTCCAGACTTGAGGCTAGAAAACTTCTAATTCAGGCCAGCCGATCAGCATCAATTTTAGGAGTGCAGTTGATGGATTATTCAGATGATGTAATCGAAAAATATTTGGAGTCTATAACAAAGGGGATTTAATATCCTTTCTTATTTCTTTTCTTTTTTATCTCTGGTCACTATCAATATTCCCACAAGTAATACCATTATTACTGCAATAGGCCATAGTTGTTGTAATAATTCTAATGCTGTTTCCATGATTTAAATATTATGATTGAACAAAATTTTTCAATTTAGTCATAGTAGCTCTATAGGTATCTGATGAAGAGTTAAATGTATTGGCTAAAAATGCACTACTTCCATCTATTAACATACATTGTCCTTGACCATCATGATCTATTGCCCATAAATAAGTTCCAGCTACAGTGTTCCATTGTAACGGGTTAATTAAAACTGGACCCTTTGTACTAATAGACCAAGTTTGAGTATCAGAATCAAAATCTAGTAAGCAATGTTGTCTGTTTCCTGATCCAACACCTGAAAGATAATCATTACCTTGAGCTCCAAATAATCCAAAAATATATCCGTTAATACTATGAATTGTTGGGCTATCACATGCCGTATTCCAACAAACCCCTGCAGGTGTATTAACTGGGTCCGCCGCATAAACAATACTTTGATAATCTGTGTATGGACCTTCAATATTATTAGCTTTGGCTGCTTTAATAGTTCGATATTGTAATGCAGTAGAAATATCTGTATAAAGCATATGCCATTCATTACCAATTTTTATAACTCCACCGGATGCAGCATTATCTTTCAGCATTCCTGTATAAGATAAACTAGAAGCATTCTGATCAAAAAATAAAATTCTTACTTCTCCCTTGTTACTAGTTGGATTGTTCCAAGACATAGCACAATAATAACTTCCGTCGATCATTCCAATATCTCCAGTTAATGTAAAACTTGAACAATCTAATTGTTCACGAGTAATCCACGGACCCCCACTATTTTGAACAGTCCAAGTAGCCATGTCTGTTGATGTTGCTAATCCTACTTGTCCATATTTATATGTTTCATTTGGTATTGCATAAAATAACCATTTATATGTGGATCCAACTTTAAACATTGGGCCTCCTCCAGTATATAGTTGCCCCCAACCAGATAAATTATTTGGAGAAATAGACGGTGTGCTGGTTTGGTTCCCTGTAAATTCGTAATTTAAAAATGGATTGAATAAGGCCACTGTATTTCCTGAGTTAAAATACCCAGGCGTTGCGACCTTTACTTGTGATGTAGAATAATTTATTGATGTACATAGACTTGGACTTGCAAGATTACCTCCGGAAGTTTGTACTATAGCCCAAGTATTCGTTCTTTTAAATCCTTCATAATCGGGTAAATTTTGTATAGTTAAAAGATCACCACTTATTCCTGTTATTGATAAATTTGTTGAACCAGCATTACCGATCTTATTGTTCATTTCTGCATTACGAATAACAGTTAAATCAAATGACAATTGATAGGTTGGTTCAGCATTAAAAAATAAAAGCTTATTAGAAGTTTTTAATAACTTTCCATTATGTTTTAAATATCCCATGAAGATTTTTATTTTGCTGGTGGGGTTTCTTCTGCCCCAGCTTCTTCGCCACCACCTAATTCTCCGCCTTCTTCTTCAGCTCCAAGACCACCTAATTCTCCGCCCGCTTCAGTACCACCTAAGCCGCCAAGTTCTTCACCTCCTCCAAGTCCTCCAAATTCACCACCTCCAAGGCCACCAGCACCACCGAATCCACCAGCAGCGCCTCCTTCCATTCCACCACCAGCTCCGGCAGCGGTTCCTCTAGCAGCAGCTATACGTGCATAAGCAGCAGCAAGTTTACGTATTTCGTCTCTACGTTCTTTCTTATATTTTTCATTGAGCTTAATATCCATATCAGTTAATGACATATACTTCTCAACTAAGAACTTAGCATCAAAATAATTTTCTTCGCCTGGACTTCCATCAGGCATTACAGTAGGCTGTTTGATGTTCATAAGAGTTGTAACTGTATTTGCAGCTTTTTCAGCAAGGTCTCTTTCCTTAGCTTCAGCAAATAAGTTTTCATCAACATAATCAAGACCTACAGCAGCTCTTAAAGATTCATCCTTTGCAAATTCTGGATGTTTTAAACAGAATTGTAACCATGCTGGTTTTAAAACTATTTCTTGTAAAATAGATCTGATTCTTGTAATGAAGTTTTCAAATCTTAATTCTTCTCTTTGAATGCCTTCAGCATTAGCACTCCAGGTGCCTACTGGGCCGTTTGCAGGATCATTAGAGAAACGAGATGATGGAACCTTTGTCTCAATAATAAACCTTTGCCAGAAGTACTTTAATGCATCAATATTTGAAAGGTCATAACCAGCGGGTTGGAAACCATCAATTTCAGTTTGTTGACCATCTCTTGATGGAATAACGAATGTTTTCGCAAATGGGAACTGAACTTGCCCGTTGTAATTAACTTCTCCTGATTGATCATCAATTGAAAGTTCTTCTTTATACATACCACGAAGTTCAGAAAGTCGTGTACGTGCTTTTGCTTCTGATTGAGTTCCAATTGGTACGATGATTTTAACACGCATTTGAGCGTTCCATACGTTCCAAATAATACGTGAATTTTCAAGGGTTCTTAACATATTGAATGAACGAACTAAACGTTCAACATATGAAAGTCTTGAAATGAAATTACCACGTGCCCAAGAAATATAAATTAAGTTTGAGTCTAATAATTCTCTTTGACGTTGTGAATCACCACGATATTGGATCCAAACACGATATTCTTTTCCATCTGTATCTTTACGAATTTCAGGTTCAACTGAACATGGATCTAATTCTTTAAATCCAATAACGTTTTTTGCATCTTCAGTTCCTTCACCATCATAAATAATTTCAAATGCTAAAAAACCATCAATTAAAAATTTCTTGCAATAATGCCATGCATCATGTCCTTTGTTGAAACCAAAAGCAAAGTATATTTTCTTATAAGATTCGTTTAAATCGTCAATAATTTCTTTTGCTTTTTCTTGTTTTAAAACAGATTTCAATTCTCTAGTTGATGGGTAAGCAAAATAGTTTTGGTCGTCGAAAATAATTGTTTCATCTGAGATTACTTCAAGAACGTGTTCGATTTCTCCATTCATTGCAAATTTACGTAGAAAATCTCTACGCGTAGGGTACTCTTTATCATAAAAAGCGATGAACTCTTTTTGACCAACATCGAGCCCCATGTATTGACCCTGCTGATAATAGAGGCCATACATTGAATCCATTTGAGCCTCTGCAATACCAATAGATTTTGATTGTTGGAGAAGTTCGTGATCCCATCGCATTCCTAACGAGGCCAAATAACGGATGTTACGTTGGATTCTTGAAACTAAACCTGCACCTTTGTTATCTAAATTTTTGAGAGTGAATCCCGCCATTTTAAAATCTTTTTATTATATATTTATAAGCATTTTACACTTATCTCCATGCCATCGTTTAAAATTTCCAGGATCAATGTTTTTACCACAATGGGGACACATTATTTTTTCGTATATTTGCCCCATTCTTGCTTTACTAATATTTTTACAATGATCATTATTAAAAGTTTTGCCAATTCTAGTATTTGACATTTTATTTTTCATGTCCATTTGTCGTTTGTTCGCCTCTTCTTCTCCATATTTATTTAACCAAATATTGTAAAGAGTTTTTCCATACATTGGATTTTTTTCTTTAATTCGTTTAGATGCTAATAAACTTAATTTTTTTCGACATTCAATACTATGTGTTTTTCCTTTAAAATTATGATTGCCTTTAGCTAGTTCTCTTAATCTATTTGCTTGATCAAATGATTTCTTTTTGCCTTTTAATGATTTACTTATTTTTTTACACCATTCATCATTATGAACAACCTTTTTAAGACTCTGTCTCATTTTTTCTATAGATTCAGTAGTTTGTGTACCTGGAATTCCTCCATTTGGATTTATATTATATCCATTAGGAATTAATGTATTAAATTTTGATATATAAAATTCTTCGCATAATCTGGCCTCTTTTATATTATCTTTATGTTGTAAAATTTCTTTTTTAAAATTATGACGGCCATATTTTTGAATAGCTTGATATAATAATGATCCGCTTCCTAAATATCCATCTTGCAATATATTAGATCCATGAGAACCTACATATTGTTTTCCATTAATTAAGTTTGTTGTAATATAGACGTAATTATATCGTTTCATTTTAGTTTATACTATTCACAATCAAATAAGTTTTCATTCAAAAATTTAAAAATTATTTTTTTAAAAATGGGTATATTTTAATGAAAAAATTAATGACAAATGTATATATAATAATGAAAAAGAGACTCTGAACAATTACCAATAGAGTCTCTTTAAGATTAGAGTCTCCTTCCAAAAGAGACCCCATACATATTAAATAGGCCCCTTCCAAAAGGGCCTTTTTCTATTTATTATCGTTTATTAATGTCGTTTTTGACAAAAGTGACTGTCACTTTTCACTTGGATTTTAACGGGATGCACAAATGGATCATGGGTTTCATCGGTTCTTTGATTCACAGGTCCCTACTGGGTTTCAATCCGTCTTAGGTTCACATCCAACTCTTGGGTTTTAATCTATCATTGATTCGCATGCATTTATGTTTTTAATACAATGATGACTCACATTAGAGGCCTGGGTTTCACGATCTTATTGATTCACAATAGAACTTTGGGTTGCATTTTGGTTTATGATTCACACGGTTCCAATGGGTTTCATTTTGACCCAGATTCATATTATGAGTATGGGTTGCATCAGAGGGTTGATTCACATATTGTATATGGTTTTCAATATGCTGTTGATTCATAAGTGGGATGTGGGTTTCACTTTAACCTTGATCAACTGTAAACATAATAAATATTTTCATATTAAATGTTAAAATTTTGTTAAAGTTTTGTTAAAAGTGAACTTGCTAATAGTGTAGAATTTTTTTAATTCATTAATATTACATTTATTTGCTTTTGTAATTTTAAAACATAAAAATATGTTACAGAAAAAAGATCCGGCTCGATTGCCGTTTGTAATGTCTGAAGAACCAAATTACGAAATTTTTGTTCTGTCAGATTTACATTGTGGAGGTAGGACAGGCTATCTCCCAAGTGGATGCAAACACGAAAGAGGAGAAGATCATCCTCAAAACGTTGATCAAGAAAGAATGGAACAAAATCTTCTTTCTACACTAACTGAAATAATATCTTTAACAAAATCAAATTACAAAAGATGTTTATTTCTTTTAGGTGATTTAGTTGATGGAAAAAATATCAATGGCGGAGGTCTTGATATGTCGAACATCAATGTAAAAGTACAAATCGAATGGGCAGTTCTTGCCTGTAAGTCATTCATTGACATCATAAAACCAGATTTTATCGGTTTTGTTGAAGGTTCTCCTTATCATACTGAGAATTCAAATGATGCAGAAATTGCTAAATTTATTTCATTAGATGGAGACTATGCTGGAGAATCTCATCCAATACGGATAGATAATGTCATTAAAGTTCTTAATGATATGAAGGAAAGGGGATGTAATCATGTCGAAATCATGTATCATACTGACCACATAGGTTATGTTTTCACCGGCTTGGATATTCATATAGCCTCTGAAAAAGAAATATTCAAATATGACGAAGACTCTAAAAATAAATACAACGCAGAAATCCAGAGACGTATTGCTCAGTTAGAAGCCGAAATTAAAAGGTTAAAGAAATGAGTTACACATCATATAAATACATTTATCCTCCCAGACCTGAGAATATGATACACCCTTCAGGTTTGTCAAAGTTCGAAGATGGCACATTTTTGGGCCAGCCAAAACTTAATGGTAGCTCTATGCAGGTTTACACTGACGGCAAACAGATAGTCATTATGAACCGCCACAAAAAACCCCTTGCGCATAAAATGGATTTGAATGAACTTAAAGCCCTTCATCGCGGAAAAGGCTGGATAGTTCTTTGCGGGGAATACATGAATAAGAGTCAGGCCGATGAAAACAACGAGGCATGGAATCATAAATTCGTCATATTCGACATCTTGGTTTATGAAGGGGAGCATCTTCTTAAAACAACTTTTGAAGAAAGGTATGAGCTTCTTCGTAAATTATATCCTGACAATCCAGTTAAAAAACACCTTCATCAAATATCTGAAAATTGTTTCAGAGTAAACTCGGTTAGATATGGTTTTACAAATATCTTTCATGATATTACTCGTTATCAGATGTATGAAGGATTTGTTTTAAAACTTGGTAATGGCAAATTGGAAAATGGCACAACAGAAAAGAATAATGTTAAGACACAAATAAAGTGTCGCAAAGCAACTAAAAATTACGCCTTTTAAAATGTACAATAAAACCATCATATCATCTGATTACTCTCAAACATTTTCATTTATGAGGTTTTTAGAAGCAATTTTTTGGAGAGGAAAATATTATTTTGATCGGCAAAAGGGATGTTGGTGTTTACAATTTAAAATACATGGTTATATTGAAGAAGGATGGTTTTATCCAAATATGTTTGAACCAATATCATATAAAATATTTTGGCCATACGGACAAAAGAATTGGGAAAATCCTCCAACCGTAGATTTAATAACTTTATATAATTAATTTAAATAAAAACGATGAAAAAAGAAAAAGAAAAAAAGAAAGAAGAAAATAAAGAAAAATCTCTCTTTGGAATTCGCCCATACCATCACATCATGATTTCTAGAAGAATAATGGGAATATGGTTAGAGTATGCAATGATCGATAGATATGATGAAGAACCTATTGATCTTTTCAGAAAAACAAGAGATCATTATTCTCGTTTGTGGGGACCAAAAAATGTACGTTTAAGACTTTGTTGGGATAGTGAAATGTATAACGGGAAAGGTGAACGCTTAAAATAAAGAAGATGAAAGTATTAATAGAAGAATATCAAGTCACAATGTTAACTCAAGTTCAGGGTAAATTTTTAATGAATGGAGATGGAATCTATAAGTTAATTAATTTTAAGGTTGAAGAAGGACCTAAAGGGAACTTGTACTTAACTGATATGACATTAACAGCATATCATGATGAAGGACGCTTCGTTGGTACTTTTAAAGCTTCAGCATGTGAAGAATTCATTAAAAATAAAGTCAATTTTTATACATGGAGAAATAATTGGGAGAAATTTAAGTTACAACTTAAAGCTTATAATTTAAAAATTATTCCATTGTCTCTGCCGCAAAATCAAATAGGACAAAATCATGAAAACCAAACGCCAAGTAATGAGTAAAAAAGAAAAACAGAAGTTTAAGGAAGATATGATCATATTGGAAAAATTACTTCTGATACGAACGCTTGATAACGGCCATAAGCTGTTTAAAAAATTTAAACTTGAAGATCACGAATTTTTAATTTCCAAAAATTGACCTCAGTTTCTGAAATATTAAAACCAAAGTCCATTGATGAATTATCTCAGGCTATTGAAACTATGCATCCGTGTAATTTTGTGGACAAATTCAGGAGGCGTAGTATCAAAGGATTAAAGATAGGATTTAAAAAACATCTTGTTTATTTTTTAGCTGTCACTCATATAAAGTATTTTTCAAAAATTTATTGGCCAATATGGGCCACTTGGGTTATTTTGATGATTTGTACATGGATATGGAAGGAATTTACATTGTTACATACTGTTGAGGATATTTTTAATTGGATTGTAATAGGTTCTTTACTTCCCACTATGGTTTCTGCATTATTAAATGTTTACATAGTACGTTGGGTTGAAAAACATAATAGTCAAATTCAACACGCTCAGATGAATGACATAAATCGTATTCACGAATAAATACAACAACGATTAATAATTGAAGAAGAAAGAAGAAGAGTTCAAGAAGAAGCTAATGAAATAAGCAGACAAATAGAAGAACACCGAAGACTATTACGTCAGCGGCAAGATGAATTGGACCTATTAAGAGGAAATTTAAGAAATCTATAAAAACTTTATATCTTGGTTCATATAAAATATAGTAAAAATTATGTCGCCATTTAAATTCGAACTGGCCAAGATAAATCCATATGAATGTTCAATTGAAGAACTTGAAAAAGAAATTGCAAGATTAAAAGCTTTAAAAGAGGAATACTTCAATCTCGAACAATCAATCAAAATCTTTATTAACTCTGTTTATGGGGCTTGTGCATCTCCGTTCTTCGTTGGATATAATATACACGTTGCTGAAGCTGTAACTATCCAAGGACAAGATTTAATAAAATATGCTAATAAAGTATTAGATGAATATTTTATTCACATGTGGCATAAAGATACTGAACTTCATCAGAAATTAGGTTTAACTTATGCTAATCCAATTCAAGAAAGAACTGTAGTTGTTTATAATGATACTGACTCGACATATATTACATTCGATCCATTATTAAAATCCTGTGATGCTCCAACTGAAAGAGATAGCATCATTGATTTCATTCTTAAAATCAAAGAACTGAGATTAAATGAATATCTTTCGAAAAAATTTGATGAGTATGCAAAGGAAAGAAATACAAAAGACCTTCAGAATCTGGAGTTAGAGAAAATCTCTTATAGCGCCTTAATGCTGGCCAAAAAGAAGTATATTCTTGACATAGCTTGGAAGGACCCAGGAGTACGATATGATCCCCAAAAGAAGGTTACACCAACAGGTGTAGAGATAGTTCAAGGTTCTACTCCAAAATTTGCACGAAAGGTTCTTAAAGAGATGCTTAATGTTCTTTTTGAAAAAGGAAAAACATTAGAATATGGCCAAGTTGTCAAAAAGTTAAAAGAATATAAAGAGCAATTTGTCTTGCAGGACCCTGATGATATTTCTAAAACAATGTCAATTGGTGATTATGAAAAATATGTTTTAGAAGATCGTAAAGAATTAAAAATTGGTGACAAATGTCCAATAAATGTTAGAGCAGCTGCACTCTATAATCACATGTTGTTTAATACAAAATGGAAAGGTAAATATAATTTGATAAAAACCGGTGATAAAATAAAATTCTATTATTCTAAAGGAGAGAATGATATTTTTGGATTTTTACCAGGTGATTATCCATATGAATTTGCTCCTTCAATTGATTATGATAAACAGTTTGAAAAGATTATAGTAGAACCATTTAACAGATTTATTGAACCTTTGGGATTTAACCCAATACCAGGAAACTTAATATATGCAAAGAGTCTCTTCTGATATAGTACAAAGAATGTGGGAAACAAAACATGAATTAAATCTAGTTAGACAACAAAAATTAGATATAGATACTGTTGATGATAAATTAGAATATTATGAAGCATTGGGATATTCAGTTGATGCAGCTAGAGAACGACTTCATAATATCAAATTATTAGAGAGCGCGGAGTCAGAATTAGTTAGTGAAAGATTGAGAACAAAACCTTGGAATCCAGCTTATGTCTAAAAGTATAAGTAACATATTAAAGCCCAAAACAAAAAGACAAATAGAAGATTCTGTTTGTGAAGAATATGGTATTGAAGTTTCTTCTCGAAAAGAAATAAAGGGGGTAATGAATCTATTAAAGATAATAGACATTATTCATACTGATGCCAAAGATAATGATGATCATATAATATTAACCAGTCTTATTTTTCAAGAAGTTAACAATCCGTCAGATGTTCAAATACAAACACATCATAGTTTTGAAATTGATGGAGGAGAATACAACTTTGAAATAGAAAGTATTAGAGAAATAAGATCAGTCGTATGCCATCACAAAATTTATTTATTACATCCTATTTATAATTGGAAAGAAATTTATAAACAGGTTGTTAAAGAAATGGTTATTAGTGCGGGGAGGATAAGTTTTAAGATAACTGATGAAAGGGATTTGCCCTATAGAATAATGGCAGCTGCTAATTCTATCGCCGTAAATACCAGGCGGGGCCCCGGAGATTTTTTAATAGCTAATAAACAAACAATAAAAAGAATTCCTAAGTTACCACTTAAGTTTATTAAAGATAATACATTCAATGATAAAGTAATATTAGTAGGCAGAAAAACCCAGATGATGGATCGAGGAATTCATTTAGTAAAAAATAAAAGATTTTATAACATAGCTGAGATAGGTGATTTAAATAAGTATTATATTTGTTTAAATTTTTTTGATAAAGATGACCTTTGATTATTTTAACTTAAAGAGCCATAAAATTTTTGAATTTACAAATGATAGAGAAAAAATATTCTTGTTATGGGCTTTAAAACAAGAAATGAATATATTAGCAAATATGTCCATATATGATTATAGAGATTTTCACAACATAAGTAGAAAAATTGCATCGATAGAAAGAGAGGCGGTAAATATTTTAAAAAATGAGTAACTTAGAAGGAAAAGATCAATCAAAAGACATACTGCAGAAGATAACCCCAGAAATTAAAGCAGAAATGGAATCCATTTGGTTTACTGCAGACATACATCATGGTCATCCAAAGATCATCGATATATGTAATCGTCCTGTGTTTTTAGATCAAAATGTATTAGCAGCATTTTCTCTGGAAGATCGAAATCTTAAAAATAAGATTTATAAAGAACTTTTGGACAAAGCCCACAATGAATGGCTTATAAAAGAAGTTATTAATAAGTGGGTTAAAAAGAGAGACACTATATTCTTTATTGGTGATTTATCAATGGCTAAAAGAGAAGAAGCAGAAAAATTTATTGACCGCCTTAATGGAAATAAATTTTTAATTGAAGGAAATCATGATAGAAATATCCTTCATAGCTCCACAAGGTTTTCACAAATAACTCAGATAAAAGATTTTACATTTTCGAGAGATGGACTAAATATTCATATAGTTTTATGTCATTATCCATTTGTTTCTTGGAATCGTAAACCTCATGGTTCTTGGCATGTTCACGGGTTACCTTGGAACTTATATGGTCATGTTCATGGAAGATTTAGAAATGATGGTCTTTCTTTCGATGTAGGAATTGACAACCCAGAATTATTGACTTTTACTGGTGGTGTTTATCGTCCATTAAACTTATTTGAAATTGTAAAAATAATGGAAGAAAGACGTAAATTTATTGAAGATGAAATGACTCGTTCAGAGCATGGAATTTGTGCTTGAATAAATAAAATAAATAATATGTTATGGCTTTAATAGATGATGTTTTAAAACCAAAATCTAAAGACGAAATTGCAGATCTTGAAAGAAGGGGATTTCGTAAAGATGGGGGTAAATGGAAATTTAGAATAGATATTTCTCCATTAATTAAAGCATTTGAAGAAGATGATGATACAGAGGCCTTTAAACAAGGAATAGTTTCTTTATTGAAAGAAAAAGTTGAAGATATCGGGATTTATGCTGGAGAAGATGAACAATCAAATTTTGAAAATATCATTAGTGAATTTGAAATGCTAGATATAAGCCCATCCCCGGATGAAGTAGATCATGTGATGGAATTGCTTTATGATTGGGCAGACAATAATGATGTCTGGATCAATTCTTTTTAAAATAATTATACTTAATGAAGTTAGTTGTAGAATCTTTAAATGATGTTTTAAAACCTAAATCATCAAAAGAGATTCAACCAGCAATTGAAAAGGCTATTATTGATACACAAAATTCTTTTTCCATAATAGCAGATGAAATTGAATCTTTACGAGATTCTGATGGATGGCCACTTGAGATGTGGGAAGGAAGAAAGAATCAAGTAATGAATTTATTATATCAAACATTTTATGAGTTACCAGATTTTTTACAGGATAAATTTTATGAAGAATTCACAAAATTAAATCAAGAAATAGATAATCTAAGATATTAAAATGAAAAAAACGTTTCGTTATATTTTTCAATTTATTTTAATATCCTTTTTAGCAGGGTTTTTATATCATTTATCATTATTGTTTATTCATACATTTGCTCAAGTATTTGGAAATGTACAATTCCAGCATTCCCTTTTTGAACACATTTTTTCTGTTGCTATAACTCTAGTTTTGTTGATGATTTGCATTAAATTTTGTAAGGCTGGATCCAAAACTTATGATGATAATCATCATAATATTAATAAAATTAGAGAATAGATGGCAAAGAAAAAAGAAGAAACAACATCATTTTCAAAGTTAAATGATCTTTTGAATAAAATAGCCCCCGATGGCGAAATAATTGATGTAAACCCCATAGGTAAAATTGATGAGTGGATTCCTACAGGATGGTATATTTTAAATGCGGCTTTAAGCGGATCTTTATTTGGAGGAATGCCCAATCGACGTTCACTTGGATTAGCAGGAGAAGAAGGAACTGGCAAAACTTATTTAGCCTTGAGTATTTTTAGAAATGCCCAAAACATGCCAAAACCTTATGATATAATTTATTTTGATTCAGAGGGTTCTATTGATAGAGATTTTGTATCCCGTTTAGGTGTTGATACCAGTCGTTTTCGTTTACAACCTGTAAATACTATTGAAGAAGTAAATCACATCTCATCAAAAATTATTGAATCTATAGAAGATGCAATTAAGTCAGGACAAGAACCACCTAAAATTGCTATTGGCTTGGACTCTTTAGGAAACCTTTCTTCGATAAAAGAGTTACAAGACTCTGTCGATGCAAGCGATAAAAGAGATATGACTAAGCAGCAACAGGTTCGTAAGCTGTTTAGAGTAAATGGAATGAAATTTGCTAAATACGGAATTCCATTTATTGTTAACGCACATGTTTATGAAAAAATTGGTTCATATATTCCTGGAAAAGAAGTTTCTGGCGGTGGCGGATTGAAATATAATGTTTCAATAATGTTCATGCTTACTAAGAAGAAATTAGACGATAAGGAATCCGAACAAAACGCAAAGGATAAAAATATTGAAGCAGTTAGAGTTGGTGTAACCATAGTAGTAACTCCGATTAAACAAAGATTTGCGAGACCGATTCGAATTGAAATTCATATTCCTTTTTATAAGAAACCAAATCCCTATGTTGGTCTTGAAAAATTTACCTCTTGGGATTCTTGCGGTATAATGAGAGGAAAGGCATTAACCGAAAAGTTATATGAAAAATTAACTGATGCAGAAAAGAAATCTTGCCGTGAATTTGAAGGTCCTAATGGAGAGAAGATGTATGCTCAACCAAAAGATACTGCAAGAACCCTTGTGTGTAAACATCTAAAAGGAGAAACTGCTTTAACAGACTTATTTACTGATAAAGTATTTACTCAAGAAGTTCTTCACGAATTAGATGAAAAAGTAATCAAACCTATTTTCATGCTTCCTTCCATAGATTCATTAGAAGATTTAGCCGAATTAGAAGAAGTATCTATTGGATCTGAAGGAGAAATTCCAACCTTTGATGAAGAAGATCAATAAAAAGCAAATCAAAATAAAAAATCTTCTTGGTATTGTAGACAACCCCACTTATGAGGATCTTCTTTTCGAAATCGTCACCTTCTTAGAAGACGAAGGAAGAACCGAATTTAAAAAATGGGATGTCGCCATGAAGACAAGATGCCGCATTGGATCCTCTGTTGAAGAGGATCTAAACGCCCTTGTAGATAAGGGATATATTTCCCACAATAAGTATACTATGTACACCTTATTGAATCATCCATGGTAATAAAAGAATCAAGTCCAAAAATAACAGTACTAATGAAAATAAACATGATTTGTATTTAGATGGAAAACGTTCGATATGATTTATCGAGTAATAAGAATCTCAGATATAATTTATCTGAAAATAAAGAAGAAGCTTAAAACCGAGCTTCTTTTTTTGCATAAAAAATAAAACAATATTTATGATAAACGCCTATCAAGAAACTATATTTTATCATTACATTCTTGCAAATCCGACGTTCTTAAATACCACAAAACCAGAGTTCTTTTCTACACAGACATTAAAGGATTTATTTTCTATAGCTAAAGAACATGCTATAAATTATAATGCTGCTCCAACAAAGGAGCAAATGTCTGAATTAGTTAGAATAAAAGGTTTTAGTGAAAAGTATTCGCAAGATGTAATCGACGCTCTATATAATACATTAGAGCAATTAAAGCAATACGATCAGGAGTGGTTACAAGATAATATTGGTCCGTGGATTCAAGTAAGAAATCTGGACCATGTTATGCGAAAGGCTATTGCGTTTATGAAAACTAATAAGCCTACAGCTGAAAATGCATCTGAGGTTGTGGAAAACGTTCGTCATATGATGACAACGGAAACCGCAATTGATTTCTCGTTTAATTTAGGGGCAGACTTCTTTGATGCAACTGCGCACTCTCAAAAGAGATTAGCGAGAACCCCAACAGGTTATCCATATATTGATAAATGCTTAAAGGGCGGATGGTGGAAAGGTTCATTAATTGTATTCCTTTCTGGACCAAAAGCCGGCAAATCTATGTGGATGTGTAATTTAGCTGCACATTCAGTTTATAACGGTTACAATACTGCATACATTACATTAGAGCTACAACAAGAAATTGTTAACATGCGTATTGGTTCTAACATGTTAAATGTCGCCTTAGATGATTATGAAGAGTTAGCAAAAGATCAAGATTTATTAAAGAAAAAGTTATCTGATTTAAAACAAAACGCATTAAGGCCATTAGGAAAATTACACGTTAAAGAATTTCCATCATCAACAATGTCTGCAAACGATCTAAGATCATATCTTGTAAAAGCACAAGATATGTTGGGATATAAATTTGAAAATGTGTTTGTGGACTATATAAACATTATGAAGAACTGGAGAAATCCTAATACTGAGAATCTTTATATGAAGATTAAACAGATTAGTGAAGACCTTCGAGCAGTAGCCCAAGAAGAGCAATGGGCTATTATTTCTCCAACACAAACAAACAGAACCGGGTGGGATACGACCGATTTAACCATTTCAAATGTTTCTGAATCGGGGGCTTTATTACACACAGTTGATGGATTATTTGGTATCGTTGTTAATCCTGAAATGAAAGCAAGAGGAGAATTCTATTTAAAATATCTTGCAGATCGTGTATCAGGTTTAGAAAATACAAGAAAGAGATTTGAATTTAATAGAAAATTTGCGAGGATTGATGAAGATATGACTGCACAAATAGAAGATATGGACATAATAGCAGCAAGTGTAGGAGGATGGAGGCAAAATAAAATATCTAATTCTCAATCTCATGGTACACAGGGACAAATTGCGGCAACTATCAGTAAAACAATAGATCAGCCTTCCCAACCTTCAATAACAGGGCGTGCATTATTTCCCGCAGATGGAAAATAAATAGCAAAAACCGTGAATGAAATATTTTGAATTTGACGAAGAAGATTTTAATATGAAAGATGATAAAATAATCAATAATTCCTATAATTCAGGAGATATTGAGTACGAAAGTTTTACCCAACCTATGAAGGTTGATGATCGAGTATCGGATCTTTATAGTGATACGATTTCTGATAATATAGTAGAGGAGAGAACTAATAAAATTCTTGATGAAAAAATTTATGAGTTGTTTAAACAATCCCCGTTTTATGAAAAATATAAAAATCCAAAACGGGTCGATAAAAACGACTTGGTTAAAATGTATTACTACTTCAAAGAAAGATTGTTAAAAGAAAAAACCTTTTCGTCAACACAAATATTCATTGGTTTTGCAGAATTTTTTCAAATAAACTATGATCAATTATATTCTGAAGTGGGAGTCTTGGATAAAGAGGGTCTTTTGCGTGAATTAAACGAAAAGTTTAATCTTAATAGAAAAATCAAAACCAAAAAGCTTTTTTAGTTTATAATTTATAAACAGTTTTCTTGTGATGGAAGAGGAAAAGAATTATGAAGTTCCAGTTCAGAATATTAAATTTAATCGAATCTTTTTACTTTCCGACTTGCATTTTGGTGTACGGGCAAACTCGCTTGAGTGGTTAAATAATCAATTATTATTTTTTGAACAATTTTACTTTCCTTTTCTTGAAAAAAATGTCAAAAAAGGAGATGTATTTTTTATGCTTGGAGATTGGTTTGATAATCGCCAACTTCTTGATGTAAATGTTGTCAACAAAGCTGTAGATATTATTTACAAAATTTCCCAAATTCTGCCTGTATATTTAATGACAGGAAATCATGACATTTATAAGAAGAAAGAAACAGATGTAAACTCACTGGTTGCATTTAGATTTATCCCAAACGTTACAATTTTTGAAAAACCCTGTATAA